TTTGCTTTGTCTTGGCATTCTATTATACTATATTACTATGATATCCTTTTAAATAGTTTTGAGCCTTAAATATATTATTTGTTATTGTATATGGTCTAAAGTATTTTAACTATAAAAATTAATTTTAAAAATTTATTAAAAAAACCTACCTACTTACATATAGCATACAGCTTGATATAACCAAGGCAATGTTGTAGCTGCATCGGTATTTACTAAAGTGATGGCACCCAAAACATAAAACGCACCCAAACATTTATTATCTTTATCTATTCCTGTATTTACCAATTTATCAATTATATCTAAAATGAGCTTACGAACATCGTCTAGATTTTCTAATGTTTGCAATATATTATAATTTGGTATTCTTGAAAATGGATTTCCAAAAGGAGGACATATAGCTCTTTTGGTTTCATTAGTTAATGGTGCCCTATAACTCCATATATCAAGTAACTCTCTTGTAAATTTAATTAACTGATGTCTGTTTAAATTTAGAAACCATTGTGGATTCGAGTAATTACCTAATGCGTCAATATTTTGAAATAATGTTACAGTTCTTAATTCAACCATTTTTTTATCGGATACATCATTTGCTAGGTCTGACATATCAGTGCAAATATTAATTTTTAAAACTCTGCTAATTCTTAACAATGACCTGAATTCTTCAATTACTTTTGAGCTAATGGCTTTTGTATTAAATGGATTTTTTACAGCACCGTTACATTTATATATTAAATTATGAAGAGACACAATATCAAAACCATATATGAATCCATCTTCGTCTTTAAAACTGAAAAATTGTTCCATAGGTATATTTGTTAGTTCATCCATCGATAAAAAGTCAATTGTATTGGTGCACAATGATTTATTTTTAAAAGCAGGACCATGGCTATTAATGTATTTTCTTTGGAGACGTCCTCTAATTAATTTTTGTATCTTAATAACTGAATACGATAAAATTAAAAAGGTGTAAATTCTTGCAACTAATTGTGGTTTATTTCCAGTTATTTTTAATTTATATGTTTTTGCGATTAATTTTAATTGTTGGATATTGTAATTATATCTTAATAATAATTCTGCTTCATTAAAATTAGGAATACATAGATATTCATTGTCTATTTTTTCCAGTTTTTTTGATATTTGTATTTTTTTAGAAATTATGTCGCATATATCTGCAAAGTATTCATTTACATTGTTATCTTTTTTAGTCTTATCGTTTATTTCTGTATTAGTAGAATGGTTCATATTGTATATATATTACATATATAAGAATTCTTTTGTATTATTTTAATTTAATATATAAATACATTACCAGTTATGTTCATAATTTACACGCATTTATTAAGCTTTTGAAATCAATTTATATTTAAAAAAAAAATTGATTTAAAGATAACACTGGTATATATTGTATACATACAGAATGGCAGACTCTATCGTTGACGGTACTAATATTGATATTAATGTGTTCTCTTATTCCGCTCCTAAAGCTCACGCTTCGGGTGGAAAGGTAGTGAATTTATATAACAAGCATTTTAAGGAATCTCTTACGTTATCTACTCCTCTTATGCTAACTTGGGGTGCTCAGGAAGGTCAAGAGCAAGGAACTGGAAAGCCTACTGGTAAGTGGACTATGGCATTGCAATTCCCTAGTGCTGAATACAGCAATGCTGATGCTGAGGCTTTCTTAAGGTCAATGAGAAACTTGGAACAGAAGATTAAGGCTGATGCAATGGCTAATTCTAAGGAATGGTTTGGAAAGGAAATCAAGAGTGCTGAGGTTATTGATGAGAAGTTTAATGTGATGTTGCGTCATCCTAAGAAGGCTAAGGGTTCAGTCGAAATGGATGAAACTAAGCCTCCTACTCTAACTGTTAAGATACCACAATGGTCTGGAGTTTGGAAGCCTGAGATTTATGATGAAGATGGTGTGCCTTTATACATTAATGGAAAGACCAATACTCATCTAACTCCTCTTGAATTCTTGAAGCCTAAGACCCACGTTATCTGTTTACTACAATGTGGTGGTTTATGGTTTGTAAATGGTAAGATTTCTATCACTTGGAATTTGAAGCAGGCAATTGTTCAGAAGCCTAAGCAGTCTATGGAAGGCACTTGCTTCTTGAAGCCTAAGGCATCTGATGTTAAGATGATGAAGGCATTACCTCCTGTAGAAGACGAGGTTGACCCTGATGGAGCATCAACAACTATTGTTGAAGATTCAGATGATGAGCGTGAAATTCCTGCAGTTCCTGTTCGCCGTAATCCACCGGCTGCTCCTGCTCCTGTTGCTGCTGTTGAAGAGCCAGAGCCTGTGCAAGAAACAGCTCAAGAAACTGTTGAAGAAGTGAAGCCTAAGAAGAAGATTGTTCGTAAGAAGACTGATGCTTAAATTGTTGTAGAATTTCCTTAATATATATTATTAGAAAATAAATTATAAAAATAAACTAATCCCCCCATAAATAAAACAAATAAAAATTATTGTGTGCTTGTTAAACTCTTTTTTAATTTCGTATTGATTACGATATTAAAATACTTATATTATGCTGCAGTTATGGTTCAGTTTAATAGTTCTTTTTTATATAATATTTTTTTTATCCCGTCATCTAAACTAGTATTATTTTAACAATTATATCTGACCTGCAACTAACATTATAAATATCCTTTTCTGAAATCCTTGATATGCCTTGACCTTTGAACTTATATAACTGCTCCTCTTTTAAGTATAACTTACTCAATGGTATTGAAAACCACTTTCCCCCTATCTCTATACTAACAAATTTTGCCTTTTTTATTAAATACAACAATTCTGCATCTAGCTTTATCTGTTTTTCACAATAAATATTATTATTTTCATCTATTGTTAGTTCATCCGATAATTTAGGCTGACACAAAACAATTATTTCTGAACCATCCTTTGCATCAAAATATAACTCATTATGCCATAATGGCACTAAATACAACTCTTCATCTACATATAATTTATATATATTGTTCTCCAGCAAATCCTTCATTAAAGGCTTCAATATAAACACCCTATCATTCTCTTTACCCTTTTGGGACTTTTCTTTCGCTATCAAACTAACAAATTCCAAAGTATCATTACTAATATACAATATATCCTTGTATTTATACAGAAACTGATACAGTTCAATTGCTTTTATTTTATCCACACCTTCAAATATTTTTCTCAAATATGTTAAAGTCAATGCATTATATCCTGTTACTATCTCTTTTATTATGCTCATAAATATATCGTTGTATGTTCCTTTTTTTGCTTCACTAAATAATGACGAAACAAATGTGCTTAAGATATTCATATATATTTTTGGGTCTTCTGAAGTAGATGAACTAACAAATGGCTCAGAAGTATTTGAATTTTCTTGTCCATTGATTAAACGCAACTCATTAGATAAATAATCATATGCTTCATTTATTCTTTGGAATTTTTCCTTTGCATTATCTTCATTATTTTTATCTGGATGCCATCTTAATGCTAGCTTGTGATATTTCTTTTTTATATACTCCTGGTCCAATTTTGTTAGTTCAATCTCATCCAAAGATATCTCCAATTCTTCTAATGCTATTTGTATATTCATTTTATCATTATTTATATGCATGTATAATACTAGTTAAATAAAACAAAAAACTCTCTAAGTGATAAATGGGACGATAATTATTATTATAATATTTAAAAAACACGTATGTTTTTAACAATATATTCGATATATCACTCCTTTTTATTTTCTTCTGTTCTATTAAATTTGTTAGTATATACCAAATACAATCTGTTATATCCAAATTATAAATGAATATATCATATAATAAATCACGGAATTTTAAAAACTTCATATCATCTATTTCTATCATTTCCTTCATTATCTTATCACATATGAACTTATGCGGATACATTAATTCATTCACATTTACTTGTAAATATTTTATATTCACTATATTCTCAACCTTTAAATCTGTTGGCAACTTTTCTTTTGAACATTTTGTATAAGATACCTTAGTTGGACGAGCAATATGTATTATCTCACAACAATTTAATATTGTATCTGGAATAAAACTCACTTCTTCCGTTAATATTATATATTTAATATTTATTGCACTCGAGTTATTTTCCTGCATATAACTATAAAAGTTTTCTAATAACTCACTATGAATGTTATGAAAATCTTTACAAACAATTATACCTGATTTTTCTGTTTTTGCCGATAAAATGTCAACAATTTGTTGATAAATATCGTGCCATAATAATTTTGAATTGCAACCCAATAGGGACATGTCTATCTCATAATGTATATCACTTATCTTAAAAAAATATGGTTTCTTATCATATGTTACAGTTAATTTTTTTTCATATTTTAAATCCGACTGACTGTATTTTTTTATTGAATGTAACATTTGACTGTATTTCCCTACACCACTAGGACCATAAAATATTAAGTTACCTAATTTATCCAATGAACTTGGAAACATAGAGAAACTCTTCTCTAATTTCGGATGTAAATTCATTTTTTCAACAGCATTTGTATATTCTTCAAAATGTGATTCAAGAAATTTCATTATTATGACTTATCATTTTTTCTTTATTTCATAAACTAGTGAAAATATTTACTAATTATTTATTGTTGTTATTTATTGTTATTTATTGTTATTTATTATTATTTATTGTTAATTAATATTAAAAACATATCTATAATATTAGCAATGATAATGAATATCGTTAAAAATATTGACCAATATAATGAAGACTATGTTTATTTTTGTGATCCCATAAAAAATAATATTATGAATGATGGTAATTTTATACGAATTTTATATTCCACACCATTATTCATACTAAACGGTATTTATATTAACATAAATATATGTCCTTTATCTATAGATAAATACTACAACAAATTTAAGTGCACATTTGAGACCAATCATCATAAAGATGTAATAGACAAGTTGAAATATATTGAAGAAGGTCTTCTTAAAAAAATCATTATCAATGGAAAAATACCACAATACAAAATTTATGAACAACTGAAAAATGGGAATATTAAGGTTTTTTCTGAAACATATGATAAAATCAATACTAATTTTTTGTTAAAAATTGCAGGAATATGGGAGACTGAAACCGAGTTCGGACTAACATATAAGTTTATTAATATTTAATTCCAGTTAATTATATGTAATTTTTTATCACATATAATTGTTTTACTTTTTTACTTTTTTACTTTTTTACTTTTTTAACCTTGCGTCGAATAAAAATGCAACACTATACCTATAGTAATTACTATTACCATATTTACAACACCAAATAGTGACAACAAAGCAAATGTTTTATCTGAAAATAACTTACCTGTTGGGTCACTTTTGCTAAACATAGCAGATAATAATATACTTAATTGTAATACTAAAAATATGTTACATAATATGGAAAAAGAACTATAGTAACTGGATACTTCTCCACTTGCTATTTGTTCAAAATATTTGCTTAAGTAAGCTATTAGTATAGATACAATTACAATCACCGTTAAAAATGGGAACATATCCATCCAATTTGATGGCGGATAATTCAATATTAAAATAAATAATATTCCTAATAATAATCCACTATAACCACCTATTAGTGCAGACAATGCATTTGTATCTGTCATACCAGTTGTTATTATTATAGTGATTAATGAAGCTACAATTACTGATAACGGCACATTAATTACCTTTTTATATTCCTCTTTATTGAACATTATAATTAATATATAGATATATAATTATCTACTAATTGCATTTTCTATTTTTATATTTTTTTCAGTTTTTCATGTATTTGGTTATTTGTTACAGTCGCCTTTAATTCATCTATCTCTTTTTGCATTATTTGTATCTTATTAACTAACAAAGGTATTATTTCCAAATAATTTATTGCCTTTATGTTTGCTAGATTTTTATCCGGCTTTATTGATACTAATTCAGGAAAATCATTTTCAAAATCCTGAGCTATAAAACCATAATGCCTATTTTTTAACGGATCATCATTAAATGTAAATTGAGATGGATTTAAATTCATTATTTTGTCTATTTTGTTAGTATCTATTGTTTCTATATTACCTTTTAAATTTACATCTGAAGGACTTATTATATTTCCATCCACATAAAGGTTTCCTGGTATATATACACTCTCATATCTACTAGTTGTAGGCGTTATAACAGCTTCTATTGTTCCATTGGTGTTATTATATGGTATTACCGTCCATAAATTAGACGGTGTTCCATAATTGAAATTTTTAATATAAGCAGAATTGTTTGGTTGTCTTCCACCATAATTTGCGCCAGACATTAATATACATTAGTGAAATATTTATTTAAAAAAAAATATACTAATAATTTATATGAGTTCTAAAAATACTTTTACTACACACCCTCTTATCCCTAATTCTAACCAATATTTTTACGAAAAAAAATATCTTTCTATTCATTCAGAAGACAGAGATTATGCTAAATATCTTAGTTCATCTGAATTTGAAATTACTTTACCTCAGGAGTATTTAAATGTTGCATCTGCCCGTTTATATTCTTGGTCATTCCCTGCAAATTATAATGTATTTTCTGTACCTACATACAATATTACGATGAGTTTTAAATTTAATGATTTGTATAACCCTGGAGCATTAGGAGTTAGCGACCCTTTATTAGAAGGGATATTTGCCGCATTGTATTCTATTTCTAATTCTGAAAAAGACCTAATTACACAATTTTTTGTTGTTATTGAACCTGGATTTTATAATCCTACTCAAATGGCTATAGAACTAACAAATAAATTTAATGAAATCGTGACAAATAAAATATTTCTGTTTTTTGAAATTCCTCAAAATAAAGCCCTATATCCTATAGCAGCTGCCACTTTTAAAGAATACGATAGATTTCACATAGTTTATAATAGTGTTAATCAAAAATTATGGTTTGGAAATAGTGCTGATAGATTTACACTAACAAACGATTCTGTTTATATTTATGAAAAAGATTATGTATCTCAAGCTTGTCTCAGAAGAAGAGAGTTACCAGAATATGCTAATTGGGGGTTACCAGCTTATTTAGGATTTAGTAGATGTGAGGCTCCTGCTTATAGTGTTGATGAAGCCAGTATTCAAAAATATACGCCTGAATTTTTAGACACTGCATTACCTCGTCAAAAAGTTCCTAGATTTTATTATGGAGATACATCTGAAGGTAGTGGTGATAATGGTTATTGGTTGTTACCTGGTGCACCACAAGCAACAGTTTATTTTTTAGAAGCACCATATAAGATCAGTTTTATGGGACCTCCATACATTTATATGGAAATAGAAGGAATGAATTGTTTAGACGAAACATCTCCTTGGAATTTATCCGAATATACTATTCATAATAATCAAACCAATGGGGTTGTAAATTCTGCCTTTGCTAAAATAGCCATTCCTACAACTCCGATTTCACAATGGTTTGACAATGATATGGGACCATATAAGTATTGGAACCCTCCGGCAGAAAGAATATCTAAATTAAAGTTTAAGTTTAGATATCACAATGGGCAGATATGCGAATTCGGACAATTCCAATTTAGTTTTATGCTTGAATTCAATATTTTGAAACCACAACAAGAACGTTCTTATAGCATTAGAAATGCGTTTGATTTAGGACAGAACCAGAGTTATGGTAGTAAATTTGTTTAAATTATAAATTATTCAACATTATATTTTTGTTTTATCCAGTTTAGAATCAATATTTTATCACATTTTTTATAATCACTATCAAAACCGTTTAACTTTAAAAATTCCGGTTTTGTTGCACGTGGTTTCTTATAAAAAATGTAATCTCCATATTTCCCAGTTCTTATGCTTATATGTTTATTTAACTCTCTTACTAGCCCTACTGGCTTAGTCGGGTCTAAAATTGTATCCTTATCTAAATATCGAATTACATCTATATATTCTATTTCTTCAATTGGAGTAGACGCTAAATCTTCTTTTAGTGATTTTGTTTCTTTTCCCCATTGAGCATAAACGCCATACTTTCCCTTTTTAATAAATAAATCTTGTCCCTTATATTTTCCAATTGCATCTTTATTTGTAGTTGTAGTTGTATTATCTATTACGTCTTCCAATGTTAAATGTGGCTTTTGTTTTATATCTTCTAAATCCAGATTTTTCTTTACAGCTAAAAATGTTATCTTTTTAGGGTCTTTTGAATTAATACACTTTACAACAGGACCGTGTTTCCCAATAATTAGAGTGTGTTCATTATCAATTTCTATACTGAATTTTTTAAGGTCTTGTAAATCCTTGGTTATATTTGTTAGTTCATTAAAACAATCATCACATAACGAGTTCCATTTTGTTTTACCATTAGCAATACGGTCAAGACTATCTTCCATTAGTTTAGTATACTCATAATTAAAGAATGCATCGAATTTACTCAATAAGAATTCAATTACTATAATTCCTAGGGGCTGAATAACTAATTTATTCTTTTCATTTCCAAATTCTCTTTTTGCTGTTATTTCAGTAATTAAGTTATTATTCAATGAAAAATCAATACACTCAATTTCCTTACCAGTAATATTCTGTTTTTCAACATATTTTCTTTCTTGAATTTTATCGATAAGAGATGCAAAAGTAGACGGTCTGCCTATTCCCTTTTCTTCGAGCAATTGAACTAATCTGGCTTCTGTATAATGTGACTTTAATTCATTCATAGTAAACTTTGCGTCTATTTTTTTAGGAGACATACTAACATTCTGTTTTAAAGTAGTTATATATTGATAATTTTTATCGTTTGCAACTAGTTCTGTTCCATCAATAATTTGCCAACCAAGAAAAATAGGCTGTTCCGTTTTGTAAACAAATTCTCTATCTTCAGGTGCAGTTATTTTTGCACTAACAGAGTTATATTGTGCTGATGGCATACAAGATTCCAAAGTTCTTTTCCAAATGAGTTCATAAAGTTTAATTGATTTTGCTAGCAAATCTGTAGTAGTTTCTTGAATATTAACTGCTTTAATATTTACGTTAACTGGTCTTATAGCTTCGTGCGCTTCTTGTGGCGCCGGAATACTCTTTTGTTGTGCAATCGTTTTTTTACTAGGTTCATCTTCGGTTTTATTTCCAACAATAAGACTGTCAATATTTTGACTAATATATTTTTCTCCGTGAGCATTTAAAATATATGTTTTAACACTATCAATAAATTCATTGCTGTATTTTTTGGAATCCGTGCGCATATATGTGATATATCCAGCTTCATATAGTTGTTGTGCGTGTTTCATAGTGTCTTTAGGCGACATATGTAGCTCATTAGATGCTAATTGTTGTAAGCTAGATGTAGTAAGAGGTTCCGGCGCCTTTTTAATTACTTTTTTAGGGGATGTAGTACTACATAAAAAACCCCAACATTTACACTTTTCTAAAAAGTCCCTAATTTCGTCAGTAGTTGTAAATTGTTTGTTAAGTTCAAATGTTAAGTTTAGGTTTGTAAATATACCAGTTGTGTTATATACTATTTTACCAGGTGATGATTTAATATCCAAATAATTTTCATAGACTAATCTTAGAGCAGGACTTTGACATCTTCCAGCAGATAAACTGGTGTCGTGGGTTTTAGATACACAATTCCATAAAATAGGAGAAATAGTGAAACCAACTAACAAATCTAAAATCTGTCTTGACTGTTGTGCATTAACAATATTCATATTTATTCTTTTTGGATGCGCAATTGCCGATTGAATCGCTGTTTCAGTAATTTCGTGAAAAATAATACGTTTGGTGTTAGTTATAGAAAGGCCAAATAAGTCGCATATATGCCATCCAATAGCTTCTCCCTCACGGTCATCATCGGTAGCAATAATAACTTCTGATGATTTGGCCATTTCAGAACGAATTTTCTCGATTTGTTTGAGTTTAAGGTCTTCTTGAATAACGGAATAAGTTGTTTTAAACTCATTTTTAATGTCAATTGCATCGAGACCGGAAATGGTGCGTAAATGTCCAAAAGAAGCAATTACTTTATAACCTGGACCCAAATATGATTCTATTTTTTTGCATTTTGCGGGAGATTCAACAATAACAAGTGAATTTGGCATTTTTGTAACTATTAATATAAATTATTAAATTATCTTTATTATTTTTTCATATTACTATTAGTGAAAGAGCAGTTAAATAATTTCTAATAAATTATTTAAATACATTAATATATTTTATATATGAATTCTACTGAAACACATAATGGATGGGGAGCATTTCAAAACAAGAAAAAAGAAATAGAAACATTAAAAAAACAATTAATTGTTCAAGATATAAATAAATTCGGCGATGTTATAACATTAAATAAAAACAATGATTTTGAAAATACAAAGATAAAAGTAAATCCATTTAGATTTCCAAATAAAATAAAAAATGAAGACTTACAAAAAGATAACAATATTATATTGGATAATGATGAAATTTCAACCTATAAAAAAAAATTAACAGAATATAATACATATATATCTGAAAATGACATAGTTATCAAAAATATACAAAAATATTATGAAGAACAAACTAACAAATTAAAAATAGAATATGAAAATAAGATTCTGGAACAAAAAAATAAATATAATAAATGGTGTTTAATTGTTTCTGGATTAACTGAATTAATAAGCGATTTTAAGGATAATAGTGAAAAAAATGATAATACAAAGATTAGTGTTAAACCTGCAGAATTTGACAAAAATGAAACTAACAATGAAGAAAAAGTAGAGGAAATACTTAATGAAAATGAAGAAAATATATCTTTGCATGTTGATGAAATAGAAGATATTAATGATACAACAGAACAAGAAACAGTTATAGTAGTTAATTCAAATAAAAAAAAAGGTAGAAAAAAATCTCAAGTATCTGAAAAAAGGATAGAAGAGGGAGATAATGAAGAAAGTTGTCTTGTTGAAATAGACGATGTTCTGTATGAAATTTCTTATAAATATTGCACTGCAAGTTGGATTTGTGATGGAGGAGGACAAATATTTATGTCAAAAACTTCAATAGTTAAGCATAAAGGTACCATAATAGATTTTACATTTGACAAAATAAAAAACCGTTTTACATTTTACATAAATAATAAACTAATACAAATTAATTATAAAAGACCTACATCTCCTGGTATTAAAAATGTCTTTAATTCGAACACTATTATACGGCATAAAGTTGTAAATGAGAAACATACGTGGTATGAAAGAGATGAAAATGGGCGTCAATGTGGAGGAACAAGTGGAACAATATATTTAACTTTTGATGAATATTGTATATACATTAAAACAAAAAATAAATTTTATAAATGTTATGAAAACGGAAATTATAGTGATAAAGATGAATATAAAACATTATCGCCATTTATAATTGATAATTACATAAAACGTGTTCCATATTTTGGTCACAAATGCAGCAATCAATATGAACATCTAGAATATTTTTGTAAAAAAGATAATAGTTTTAAATCATTTAACGAAATTTGGCACGATACTGTAATTAATTAATAATATATATTAAAAAAGGACTTAAAGACGCGATGGATTGTTTTCTCCTTTTTCTCTTTAAGTTAAAAATAGGATAATATATATAAAAGTGAGAAAGTAGAAACAAAAGTCCGGGGGGTTTTGGAAAATGGACATTTTAAAAATGTCCAAAAACGAAAAGCTGAGAAAAGTCTTGAAATATACTCATTTTTTGGGACTTTTAGACCATAATGCTCACAATCACAGAAAAAGTAATTATAAATTTGTGACGATACTTTTTTCGAAAATTACTTAAAAATATTTTCTTTAGAAACAGTATGGAAACATTTGGTGACTTTTTGGTGACAAAAAACGAGCAAGATGAGCAAACAGAATTTTATTGTAAAAAATGTGACTATACTTGCTGTAAAAAATATAACTGGGAGCGACACCTATTGGCATCTAAACACATAAAGGTGACGGATTGCTCAAAATCCAAAAAAAACGAGCAAATTATCAGTTTAAACCATAAATCAGTCTATTCATGTGATATATGTCAAAAAATATATGAATCTAGAAATGGCTTATGGAAACATAAGAAAAAATGCCTAACATTTTGTGAAAATAAAAAAGAAACCAATATAACCCCTGAAACGGAAACTAAAATTAAAGAATCTGAAGCCAAAGAGCTTATCCAATACTTAATGAAAGAGAATTCAGAATTCAAACAACTCATTATAGAGCAAAATAAACAAATGATTGAATTATCTAAAAACGTCGGTAACAACAACAATAACAATAATAACAACAATAACAGTTTTAATCTTAGCTTATACTTGAATGAAACATGCAAAGATGCATTAAATATTATGGATTTTGTTAAACAGCTTAATGTCGGAACCAAAGACCTCGAAGAAACTGGACGACTAGGCTTTGCTGATGGCATTTCTAAAATTTTCATTAATGGATTGAAAGATTTAGATTTTAATAATAGACCAGTTCACTGTTCTGATTCAAAAAGAGAAACACTTTACATTAAAGACAATAATCAATGGAATAAAGACGATGAAGATAAAACCTTATTAACAAATGCAATTAAACACGTTGCTCACAAAAATATGAAACAGATTAGTGAATGGACAAAAGAAAATCCAGAATACAATGATTATGACTCCAAACAAAACGATAAATATCTAAAAATTGTTAGTGAAGCTATGTCTGGTTCAACTCAAGAAGAAACTAACAAAAATTATAATAAAATTATTAAAAATATTGTTAAGGAAACCATTATTAACAAATAATTCATTCCAAATTTTATAAAATTGAAAATAAAATTATTACCATTCATTATTTTAATATATTTAAGCAAACATATTAAAATGGAAAATCATAATACTACAATCACTACTACAGTCATTATTTATAGAGAACACGATAAAATATGTCTACTTGAAGCATACCTTAATAATGATATTTTGCTAGAAACACTCGTTAGTAAATTTATCGACCATCGTATACAAAAACAAACCAATACAGCAACTGAATACTTTAACAAACTGAAACTAACAGTTAATAATGATTTGTTTGAAAAAATTATACAATTATCATTATCTATTGTAGAACAAACTCCATATAAACTTATAATTGAAGTCAACGATAATACAACAAAATTTATTGATTATATTAATGATATAAAAATACAACCATTATTTTAATCTTTTCTTCCTTGCATCTTTTTAAATTGACCCCAAGACACGTTAACTTGTGGACCCTTGAATTCTTTCTCTTTTTCACCAGTGTCTGCATTCAATTTTTCAGCCTTTTTTAATGCACTGTCTACATATATCTGTTTTAAAAGTAGGCCAAACTTATATGCTCCATCGTGTTGACCTAATTTGCCATCCTCAATATCTTTTAACACATCCAATGCTTGGAATAATATCTTTAAATCAATTTCATCCTTTCGTATCTTATTATAGATATCGGTGTAATAGGTAAATAAAAAATTACATTCACTCATACCTTCTAAATGAAGGGAGTCAGGGTCATTTTGGTGTTTTACTTTTAACATAATTAGATTGTTAACATCTTCGCGTAAAATTTGACTATGTTTAAGCTGTCTAATCAAGTCAGTGTTATCGTCTACATTGTTGGCAGCTATCATTTTTTGTAAATGAAGTCTTTGATTATCGTCCATTATATTGTTAATTTAGAATACTTTTTTTAAGCTATAACTTATAACTTATATTATTTTTGTCAGTTATAAAAATATATTGCTATATGTTATAATGAGTAACCAACAAATTATTCAATCAAATGCTATGCCAGAACAAGTATTAACTACTATGCCTCCTGGTTCAAAAGGACCAATGGATGCTGGAGTTAAAATGCAACAACAACAAACAGCTAGTCAAATGGCTTTAATTGGTGGAAGAAAAATAAGAGGGTCCAGACGTAATTGTATGAGTAAATATATGAGTAAATTTATGAGAGGAGGTGCTACTCCAGTAGTTCAAGTTCCTCCTGTTTCTGCAGGAGCTGTAAATCCTCAAGCAACTCAATCAAACTATACGGATTTAACTCAACTGGCCCAAATGCAATCTAGTCAAGCTGCTTTTGATAATGCTAAAACTCCTGAACAAACTGCAGGAATTGCCGCTCAACAACAAGCACTTTACTCAGGAAAAACAGGTGGTTCTTCTAAAAGAGGCGGTTCATGGCCAGTATGGGGATGTTTAAGTGGAGGTAAAAAATCAAGAAAATGCAGAAGTAGAGGGAGAAAATGCAGGAAAAGCAAAAGCAGAAAAAACAGAAAAACAAAAAGACGTAACCATTAATTATGTAACGCTTAAACTAAGAAAATAAATATATATAATAATATTATAGACTATGCCAACAATGAATAATTATTTAAATCTAATATATGTTAATTTAGGTTTTGTAGCCCAAATAGCAGTTATGATGTATTTTAAATCAGCACTAGAAATAAAAGAAAATTGGCCAAAATATAGATGTAATCCACCTTATTGGGTTTTTTCTGAAAATATTTCCGAAGATTTCACCTATTGTGTCCAAAACACTCAAATGAATATGATGGGTTACCTACTTCAACCATTAAATTATATGGTAACATCTTTAACATCTGTTGGTGGTGGATTTTCAGAATCAATCAATAAGATTCGTGGTATGTTTAGCTCTATTAGAAGTTTTGTTTCTGACATTGTGCAAAATGTTTTTGGCGTGTTTTTGAATATGATTGTTGAATTTCAAAAGATCATAATTAGCATTAAAGATATGGTCGGTAAAATGATCGGTATTGTTGTTACTATTATGTATGTTTTAGACGGTTCAATTAAAACAATGAATAGTGCATGGTCTGGCCCACCTGGGCAACTAGTAAAAGCTATTGGTTCATGCTTTCATCCAAACACTAAAATAACTCTAGCTAATGGAAACCAATATACAATGCAAAATATACCTTTAGGGTCAGAATTGTCTGACGGTGGAAAAGTATTTGCTGTTTTAAAAGTCGACAATACTAAGAAAGAACCTTTATATAGAATTAAAGGAAAAAGTGAAAACGGCAAAAGCAAAAACGGAAAAAGTGAAACTCAAGATATATTTGTAACTGGAGAACACTTTATATTTGATAAAGAAACTAACAAATGGATACAGGTCAAAGACTACAAAAATGCCACAATACAAAAAGACTTCATCATTGATTATTTCTCGTGTTTAATCACAACTAATAGACGTATACCAATTGATAATGAATTATTCTGGGATTGGGAAGACGATGAACTAGCAATGCCACCCTTTATCGAAGTCAAATAAATATTCAAATAACTATTCAAATAACTATTCAAATAACTATATGTAAATTAAGAAATAATTGTTTATTATTATCCATTGATAGTATATGGATAATAATAAAAATATTCAATTAAATATGAAAACAACATCTCAATTTATAAATAATACATACGACACCTTATCATATTTTGATTTATATGGTAATTCTGTTATAGGATTTATTTTTATTACATTATTTGTGTTTTTGGTTTTTTCTTATTGTAAAGTTATGCAAACAAAACAATCAATTGCTGACGATTGGGTAAATCAAAGATGCAAACCACAAAATATACCTTTTGCAGGTCTTATAACTCATCCAGATGGAACTACTGCATTTCAATATACTAGCGATAATTTTCAATATTGTGTTCAAAATATTTTAACTAACATAAGTGGATATGCATTAGAACCATTCCAATTTATTATTAAATCATTAACTACCGTATTCTCTTCTATGTCCAATTCTATTCAACAAACAAGAGAGGTTCTCAATAAACTTAGGAACGGGATAAAAGAGTTTGCTCAAGACGTTTTAAGCAGAATTTTAAATGTAATGATACCAATTCAGAAAATGTTCATAGCTTTGATGGATGCATTCCAAAAAATACAAGGGGTTATGACAGGAGGATTATACACAATGTTGGGAACATATTATACATTACAAGCGTTGATGGGTGCTATTTTAGAATTAATTATTAAAGTTTTAGTTGCTCTTGTTATTATAGTTGTTGGTTTATGGGTTTTACCGTTTACGTGGCCAGCGGCAGCTTCTATGACAGCTGTATTTTTAGCAATAGCTATTCCATTATCTATTATTATTTATTTTATGTCTGAAGTTCTTCAGATTAAATCCTCTGCTATACCTAAACTCAGATGTTTTGATAAGAAAACTAAGTTTGAAATGTTTGACGGAACTTACAAATGTATTGAGGATTTGAAACCATTAGATGTTCTGGTTGACGGAAACGTTGTTACAGCTAAAATAAAAATAACATCAGAAGACCTTGATATGTATAACTTAAACGATATTATTATTAGCGAAAGTCACGTTATAAAATATAAAGATAAATGGATACACGTTAAAAACCATCCAGACGCACGAAAAATAGAGAAATATAATGAACCATATTTGTATTGTTTAAATACGAGCACAAAGACTATACATTTGAATAATATAATACTCACAGACTGGGACGAAGTTTATGACAGCTCTTTAGAATTTTTATTAAATTATAATTCTATTAATGCAACAGAAAATATATCAAAAATGGTGGACCAAGGATATCAACCAGACACTAAAATAAAGTTATTGAAAGAAGAAAAGTCTATTAAAGATATTAATATAGGAGACATTTTGTCGACCGGAGGAATTGTATACGGAATTGTAGAATTAAATAACAATAATTTAGGAAATGAAAAAATATACAACTTGTTAGTTTCTAATGGAGAATTTGAAATTGGGTCTGTTCTTCATTTTGATTATAACTACAATATCGACGCTATCCTGGAATTAAATAAAAATATTATCTAAAGAATATGTATAATATGGAAATCTCTATTGGTTCATATAAATTTAGATTGGAAATTTTAATCCTTATTGTTGTTATGTTTTGGATTTTATTTGGTCATTTATTATGTAGCTGTAGCAGGGTTAGTATGATGGAAGGAATGGCAATGATGAAAGAGGGTCTTACTGGCACTCCTGGCAGAAAAGCTGCTGCTGTTGGCGTTTATAATTCTAATAATCCTACTACTGATGACACAACTACTAGTGACGGAACTAATGGAACTAATGGAACTACTACTACCACTTCTACCGTTGAAGGATTTGTTAGTTCTAATAATATAGCGTCTACTCCTCAATTTGCTGGTGCCAAAACCCCTGACTATATTATGAATCCTTCTACTTGGGCTAGACCTACTTTAACTTACAGCCCGGGAACAAAACCAGATGCCGGAGTTAAAGCGATTTGGGATAGACCAAAACAACCAGTTCCTTTACCGGAAGGACAACTGTTTTTTTGGGAAACAACTCCTTTTAAACCAGAATGTTGCCCCAGTTATATGTCATCTAGCACTGGATGCGCGTGCATAACAGTAGACCAATACAATTACTTACGAGAGCGTGGTGGAAATAACGTGCCATATTCTGAGTATTAAAATTTTACACATATAACTAATATTTCTTAGATATTTCACATAATCTGCAATACGTAATAGACTGAGAACTCTCCGGACCAATATCTATATGGTCATCAATCCATTCGTGTTTGCAAATATTGTTTAGCTTATGTTCAACAATATTTTTATAATCAGTCAATGCACTGGTTAAGTCGGAAACCGCAATACTATCAAATATATTTTCTAATTGTGAATAGACCTCATCTTTATCTTCTATAAAGTAGTTATTATCTAACACATTAATAGCTCTTTTTACGTAAGTTATATTTGATTTAGCGCTATAAATATTATTTAAAAGCCCCTCAATTAATGATTCAATTGTAAGTAATATTTCTTTTTCAGTTGACATACAAATATAATATATTATACTAACAAATATTTATGTTGTTTTAATATATAGATGTCGTCTCAACCTGAAGAATTTATTAATGGAAGAGCTAATGAAATTAATAATAGCCAAGAGGAAGAATACGATGTAGAAGAAATTAGTGTAACTGAAGCAAATGGACAATCAAAAAAATTATTTTATTTTATAGGCCGTTTAAATCCACCACATAATGGCCATATTGCGGCTTTACGAGAATTGGTTGACTTGGCAAATAAAGCTAATTCTGTTCCATTAATTTTATTGGGAAGTGGTCCAACACAAAAAAATGGAGATAAAAGAACTATGGATAATCCTATATCATTTGAAACAAAAAAACAACTTATTGAAAGTAAATTACCAGGAGTTGAAGGAACTGATTATATTATTCAAGAAATGACAAATCCAGCAAAAGATGTATCGAATTATGTATCAACTCAATTAGGGGATAGTTCTGATTTAGAAGATATAGAAATTAAACACATTGCTGGAGGAAAAGATGATGATGCTACTAAACTATCATTTGCTTTAAAATCAGCCGAAAACACTGCATCTAGATTAGCACCTAATGCTACAGTAACAGCATCTGTAGAAGCTATAGAACCTGAAGTTACAGATACCGGTTCTGCTATGTCTGCTACAAAAGTTAGAAAAGATGCTTACAAAACAATTTTAAATCGTAAAGGATTTGAGGAATGGAACGCAAAATATGGTGTGTTTTATGGTCCAATGGCTCAATCTATATATGACGAAATTCTATATCCAATAACAAAATCTGAATTAACTCCAGAACAAATTGAAGATTATATAAATAATGGTGAACTTCCATCAATCTCTAAAAAACGAAAAGAAGTTAATACTGTAATCCCACCAAGCTCTAGTTCTAGTTCAAGCCGTTCAACACGACGAAACACTGGAACCAGAGGTGGTTCAATTAAAAGAAAAAATAATAGAAAAAGTAAAAGAACCAATAAACATAAAAATAAAACACAAAGAAGAAAAAGGAAAACACAAAGAAGAAAAAGGAAAACACATCGTCGTAGATGTTAAAATAATAATTACACTAAAATATAAGTATTATTTATTTAAAAATTTGTAAAAATTAAAATAATTTAAACTGTCCCCTTTCTGGGTTCTGTTTATAGTATCGGTAAATTTGTTTAACAGCTGAAAAATTTTGGGTGGCAAGATATGCAAACGATTTATCCGAATTAGGGATACCGGTTCTATAAAAAATAGCACTAGTAGACAATTTATTTTTATAAATTTTAGGCATTATTATAATTACAATATATAAAATTTTTTAAGTATATTTTA